TGAGACGATCCTGAAGTCCGCCCTGCGCACCGGCACCAACAACAACGACGTGAACCCCGTCAACTCCATGGGTCTCCTCAAGGAAGGGCAGTACAACCTGTCCCGTCTGACATCCAACACCGCTTGGTGGATCCTCACTGACGCTCCGGAAGGACTCAAGTTGATGATGCGGCGTGGGTTGAAGCGCAGCATGGAAGGTGACTTCGAAACTGATACTATGCGGTATAAGAGCACGGAACGGTATGTGCCGGGCTTCACGGACCCACGATGCACATTCGGGACTCCCGGCTTGTAATTTAAGTTGTTGGAAAATATAATGTTTTATATTTTTTGGCGACTCCACTGTGTAAAGTAAAAGAAAGAAAATGCTACTGGACATGGGGCTTAATGTATTGGGAAATACCTTCCATAATCAATTTGGGAGTGTTTTCGCCATGCCATCTAAGCCCTGTGTCTTATGTGAAAAGTGGCTACCGATTTTTGCAAACAAAATGTGCGCTGCCTGCTTTGTTGAGTGGTCGGCCGGTCGAAATATACCCATAGACCAGATGCCCGTTCATTGCGGCGCTGATGGCTGCATCGGATATGCCGTGAAGAAGGGATTATGTGACAAACACTATCGCCGACTTCATGATCACGGTACGACTGAAAAGATAAAGCAGATTTCTGAAGAACGGCGCCATCCTGAGCAAAAAAATTGGTACTATAAAAAGGCTCAGGGAAAACTTTGTGAACGGTGGCAAAATTTTTGGAATTTTGTTAATGATATCGGTGACAGACCATCGCCGAGGCATTGGCTTGAAGCCAAAGACGCTAATCAGTTGCTTGGACCAGATAATTTCTATTGGCGTGAACCTCAACTTGAGCAGAAGCATTCCGCAAATACGATAGAGGGTCGCCGTGAATATCAGCGTGCCGTTCGTGCCAAAGAACCAGATTATTGGGTCGGCTCGAATTTGAAGCGCTATTTTGGTCTCACTCGTGATGGATATGATGCCATTCTTGCTGCTCAGGGCGGCGTCTGCGCGATCTGCAAAGGGAAGGAGACCTCACGCCGCAAGGATGGGTCATTCCAATTGTTTGCCGTCGACCACGATCATGAGACTGGCGAGATCCGCGGACTTCTCTGCGTGAATTGCAACCAAATGCTCGGGCAGGCGCGTGATCGTCCTGAGATTCTTCTTGCTGGTGCCTGCTACCTGGAGCAGAAAAACTTCACTGGGTTGTTCATTCCGTCCAACGAAGTAAGAAAAAACGTCCCATTAATTCATCGGGCTGCACATCGTGGAAATTGTGCCGTAGATGGATGTGATGGCATCGCAAAGGCACACGGATATTGCCCAAAACACTATGGGCAATTTCTACGTGGAACCCAGATCGGTGTGGATAACCGTATCAAAAATATTGGACCATGCTCGATTCCAGGATGTGATCGATCCGCACAAAAGCGTGGATATTGTTCGATGCATTATCAGGAATTGCGGACTAAGAAGAAAATTTCTGGCACAAAAATATGTTCGATCGCTGGGTGCCAGGAAACTGTTGTTGGGCGTGGAATGTGCCGCACGCACCATGCTAGATGGATTCGCTATGGTGATGCCAATGCGCTCCACGATACGCAGGGGCGTCTGATTTCCGCGTCGCCGAATGCTGCTACACCTTCCGCCCCCATCCCCTCGCCTAGTCGGCAAAAGGAGTAACCACCATGGCTGTTTACCAATTGACCCTCGCTGCCGGCCAGACCGTTGCGACCACTCTTAACGGCCAAACGGTGCAGCGCCTGCCCGTGCACTATGAACTGTTCCAGGGCAACGGCATCTCGTGCCTGGTGAACTTCTCGGGGCAGGGCATCGGCTTTGGCACGATCACGCCGGCACAAGGAACGGTGACATTGCAGGTGTCGAACGACCCGAACGCCAACCCGAACGGACCGCTATCGGCGCAGGCGTTGGCGCGCTGGAACAACCATGATACGCTGTTCAGCCTGACGACGGACAAAAACAGCTCGATCATCTATCCATGCAGCTTCTGCAGGCTGGTCGGCACCGTGACGTCGGGCACCGTGATCGCTTTCATCGGCGTGTCGGACAACTCGAACCAGATGGTCATCTGACGAACTAAGGCTGCCGCCGTAGGGGCGCGGTTTTTTAAGGAGTACGTGTCATGGCAATCGGTATCTCTGGCGACAGCGTCGTCGTTTCGGCGAACGGATATCCCTCGGAAGATTTGATGGCGATCGAACTTCGCGTCGTCAGCAATCTGATGCAAAGCCTGTTGGCCAATGGTCAGGCAGGCCAAGACGAGTTGCGCATCTTGCGCAATGACCAGGCTTTCGAGCTTGGTCTTCCATCCCCGGTTCCGGGCAACTAGACCGGCGCTTCTCGGGTCTCATTTGACAAAGGAAGGTAAAGTAACATGCCCCAGATTTTCGCACTGACCCAAAATATCCCCAACACGTCGCTGGGCGATGGAACCTTCAATGGTGTGCTGGCCGGAAAATCCGGCGAACTCGCCGTCGCCGAACTGCATGGCAAGTGGTATACGTCGGCCTACCGTGGTCGCCTCTTCGTCGGCGCCAACACCACGTCCGGTGTCACCATCCCGATCGCCACCACAACCACCGCGACCTTTGCGCTCTACAACCCGCTGGGTTCGGGCGTAAACGTCGAGATGGTCTCCTGCGACGTCACGCCGTTGACGGTGACCTCGGTCGCCGCTTCCATCGGCCTCGGCATCGTCACCGGTCTGTTGGTCGCCCCGACCTCGCTGACCGCGATCACGCCTTATGCCAGCCTTCTCGGCGGTTCGGCGGCTCCGCAGGCGAAAATATATTCGTCGGCCGTTCTTGCCGCCGCCACCACGACCTATTATCCGATGTTCACCTTCACGGCGACTTCGGGCTTGGTCACCACTCTGCACCATGAATTCGACGGCAAGCTCGTCGTGCCGCCGGGCACGCTGGTTCACATCGTCGCGACGGCGGCGCAGACCCAGGCCAGCGCGAACTCCTTCGTATGGGCGGAATATCCTCTCTGACGTCGGCTGGTTGAGGTTTCCCGGAGAGAAGCGATCCTCTCCGGGTCTCCTGAACCTGTTGAAATGGATCCGCCATGCGTCCCGTCGTCTATACGGCCACCGCGACTGACGTGAGCAACGGCTACACGCAGACCGTTGTCGTCGACTATCTGCGGTCGAACGCCCTCTATGGACTACAGTATCTGACCAGCGGACGCACGCCGGGCACGGGAATGGTTCAATACACAATCGACGACGTGTTCAATCTGCCCTATGCAAGCCTGAACTGGACGAATATCCTGATGATCTCTGGAGAAGCACTGCTGAATCAGGTGGCGCGCGGGTTTCGGGTGCAGGCGCCGGTCTTAGGCGACGTGTTCACGGTGGTGACGCAGGGGAACGTGCCGTAGGAGAGTAAAAATGGTGTATGTCAAGGATTTTTCCTTTCCGAAAGAATTCGGCTTCCACGGCTCGGACAACACCAGCGACACCAGCCGCAAGGGCGGTCGCAACGATGATACCTATGTTGGAAAAGCCAAGGACGGTCCAGCAAATCGCGAATCAGCGAAACGTCATCGTTATGACGATGGCGGATCGGTACAACCGGATGATCCATTTACAGGTGGTCCTCGGCCGGAAGGACCAATGCTAAATGGGAATTCTACTGGTATGATCAGTCCGACGGGATCCAATCAGATGCCGGCACGGGTGGCGCCGCATGGGGGCGGTCGCTACTATCCTTTGGCCGAAGGCGGTCATGTCGACCGGCAGCACTATGATGTCGGCGGATCAGTGATGCCAGCCGCACCAGGACCGACACCGGCCCGTGGTGTTCCTCGTCCCGTTCCAACGCAGCCGAGTACACCCGGCGCCGAACCGACGATCTCGATGCCGATGTCGATGGCCGGACGGATTGCGCAAGGACTGGTCGCCCAAGGTCAGAAGATGGGTGCTGCAGCCGGTTCTAGAGCCCAGGGCGTTCGTCCAATGGCGCCACCGATGAGCGCGGCGTCGATGGGCGGAATGGCTCCTGGCGGTGCTGGAGCGGGCGGTGGCATGGGTGCGCTGAGTTCGCCTATGGCTGCGGCTCCCGCTGCATCGCCAAGGACCGGAGTTCCGGCGATGAAAGAGGGCGGTCATCTGACGGCCAAACAGCGGCATGCGTTGCCAGCCGGGGATTTCGCACTTCCTGGCGAGCGATATCCGATTGAGGACAAGGCGCATGCCCGGAATGCCTTGGCGCGCGTTTCGCAGAATGGATCTTCAGCCGAAAAGGATGAAGTCCGATCCAAGGTTCATCGCAAATACCCGGAGATCGGGAAAAGAAAGGACTAAGCAAATGGCGATTCATCACCTTCGCGACGGCGAAAACTTCGGGGATAGTCCCGAGCATTTCAGCAAGGAATTCGGCTTCAGTGGATCGACGAAACCCGATTTCCCGATGTCGCGCAATCGCGGTCACAGCGAGAAATCGTTCGACGCGCAGCAACATGGCCGTAGCCGTGTGATTCCGGAGATTGAACATCAGGGCCCGCATCATATGAGCCATGCCGGTGCGCCGATGGGTGAAGCCTATGCCGAGGGCGGTCCGATCGAAGAGCACCATCCCGATGGCATGGTCGTCCATCATCATCCGGACGGCCATTCGAGCGAGCACCACCCGGATGGTACGGTGGTCCATCATCATATGCACGGCGGCCATTCGGTTCACCATGCCAGCGGTCATGTCGAGCATCATCATCCAGACGGCATGATCAGCCATCACCACACCGATGGCCATGTGACGCATCATCATCCCGACGGTCGCGTTGAGCACCATGACGCTCATGGTGGTCGTACCGTTCACCACCCCGATGGCCACGTTGAACATCATGATTCCAGTGAATACGCACACGGCGGCCACATGATGGGGATGCATGCAGACGCCATGCAGGACAAGGCGATGATCAAGAAAGCATTCGCCGAACACGACAAGGATTTGCACGAAGGCGCCCATGAAGACCTGAAACTGGCCCGTGGCGGCAACGTGCCGAAGGGTCTGCGGGCGCACGGCATGCGGCCGGATCCGATGTCGGCAAACCCTGTGCGCGGTCCGATGGACTATGGCGTCAACTCGGGCGACGAACCACCGATGGCCGGCAGCGGTCAGGCGATCGGCCAGTTGCGTGAGGGTGGTCATGTTTCGAGCCGTCACGAGCGGCACGGTGAACGCGAAGAACACGAACCGAGGCGTCATCGTCGCGAGGATTGATCGGCGATGCAGATCGATGTCGTCAAGGCTCAAGCCGGAACGCTGGTCGATTGGATCATCCAGTGGCGGCGTTCCGTCGAGCCGGGCAGCGAAGATGTCGCGATGATGCTGCATAAGGCGGCTCGGCAGATGGCGGCGACGGCTGGATTTGACCTGGCGGAGGTGGACAGTGCCATACGAGAGTCAGGCTCAGTCGAGAGCGATGCATGCGGCGGCGGCGAGTCCGTCGGTGGCAAAGCGCATTGGAATCCCGCAGAACGTCGCGAAGAAGTTCGTCAAGGATAGCCACGGCCAAAAGGTTGATGATCTGCCGGAACATGTCGGTGACCGAACGAAGCATAAGGACGGTGGCGTTGTACGTCCGCCGTTTCGGTGGTAGTCATGGCAACGACCAGCGGCACCGTGGCGACGCAACCATTTGATCAAAGGCGCGTGATAGATCATGCCATGCGAAGGGCTGGTCTAAGTCCCGAGCGCGTCACCGCCGAACAGTTGGCCTTCGCCACCGAAAATATCTTCAGCATCTGCGCCGAATACTGCAACGCCGGATTCCCGTTGTGGACCCGCGAATTCATGCTGTTGGGCGCGCAGATCGGCTCGCCTGACGTTCCGACGCCATTTGGCACGGTCGATGTCATGCATACCTATTGGCGGACCATCAATCCGTATCGCGGCCCCGACGTGCTGTCGTCTGGCGCGACGGACCAGTTGCTGTTTGGCGGACAGCCGAATACCGACGTCGTCATCGCCGGGCCAAATCCAGCCGTTGCCGTCGCCTATCAGTCGCCCACGGAAATCGACACGATCGGCGTGCTGTTGGGTGGTTCGTCATCGGTGACGGCGGCACTACAGGTCCAAACGGCGCCTGATGGGCAGACGTGGACGACGGTGCAGACGCTGCCGTCGGCAACCTACGTACCGCAGAACTGGACCTATTTCGATCTAAATCCGACGATCAAGGCATCATTTGTCCAACTGGTGAATCCCGGTGCGTCATCCTGGACGCTGAACCAGTTGAACTTTGGTCTGTCGAATGGCCAGGATATCGAGATCGGCCCGTTGAACATCGACCAGTATTACAATCAGCCGGATAAGCTGTTCCGCTCAGACCGCGCCACTTCGGCGTTCCTGGATCGCCAAGTGAACGCGCCGGTGATAAAAATTTGGCCGACGATCAACAACAACGGATTTTACAACGGCACCATCTCGGCACTGGCCCGTCGTTACATCCAGGATCCTGGGCTGCTGACGAATAACGTCGAAGTCCCGGCACGATGGCTTGAGGCGTTGCAGTGGCGACTGGCGACGACGCTGATCTGGGAATTGCCTGATCTTGACGAAGCTGCATCGAGCAACCCGTTCGGTCTGCAGGCTAAGCAGCAGCGGATTCAGGCGATCGAACAGAAGGCGACGAAGGCGGAACTATTGATGTGGTCCGAAGAAAGGTCGCACGGATCTGTCCAGATTGCGCCGTCGGTCGCTTGCTATACAAAATAGGAACTGGTCATGAAGACGATTTTCGGAATTATTGCGGCGATGATGCTTTGGGCTGGTGCTGCTGCCGCGCAGACGCAGGTCTTGGCGATTGCTGGACCGACGCAGTATATGTACAGCACGGCGAATACGTCGACCACGCAGCTTGGGGCCGGGGCGACATTCACCGGTACCATCGAGAGTGTCTTGAACGAGCCGGCGATTTCGATCGATCTGATATCGGATCAGCCTGGCACATTGACGATTTTTCAATATGTCACGGCGTCGCCGTCTAGTTTGGTTAGCACGACGGTATTTCCAATTTTGGCTGGTGTTCCCTTCGAACGAAGCATCATCGCCAACGGAAATTTCACCAATGCGACCTTCACCAACAATGGCGGCAGCGCGACGACGACGTTCAACCTGAATATCGCCTATGGATCGATCCAGATCGGCGCCGACACGACGCTGATGGTCGGCGGCTATACATCGGAAACCTGCGTGACGCCGACGGTGACGGCGAGCAGCGCCTATACGGCCGGCAACGAGGTTGGTGGATTGATTACCTTCGCCAACGCCGTCGGAAACATCCAGACTGGCATTTTGCAGGCGGTCCGACTGAATTTCAAAGATGCGCAAACGGCGGAGTTCGATGTAACGTTTTTTTCATCGAATCCGTCCGCCAGCACATGGACGGATAAATCGGCGCCAGCGATCAATGCGGCTGATGTTTTCAAGGTACAGCCAACCATCAAACTGACTAATGCATCCAGCGTGCTTGGTACCCATACCAACTATGGACAGGACGGCATCGGCCGGACGATCAGTCTTGGATCGACATCATTCTATGCCGTGGTGACGACGCCCGGTACGCCTACGTTCGCTTCGGCCAACGACATGCAACTGTGCGCTTCGATCTTGAGGGATAATTGATGCGCTGGCTTCTCGCCGCACTTCTTTCGATCTGGTGCATTGGCGCGCAGGCTGGCGAAGTCGGGCCGCGGCGCGCGCTGCTGTCGAGTGCGCATCCGTCTTGGATATTGCCAAGCATCGCGACGACACAAGGCGCGGCCGACCTCTATTTCCAGACACAGCAGTATTGGGTCAATGGACAGGGCTATGTGCCCTACACCAGCCAGATCTCGATCAGCCGGACGAGCGCCGAGACCTGTCAATGGGCGAACGGTCATCTAACCTATGCGCCCAACAACACGCCATGCATTACGGATCTTGGTTTGGCTGTGTGGGAGGGGAGGACGAATCTGGAGCCGTCCTCCGGTGATCTGACTAACGCGACCTACTGGCAAATGATCAACGCGACGGCGGTTTCATCTTCTGTATTAGCACCGGACAATATCGGGACGCTTCAATTGGTGACGGCAACCTTGTCCGGCGGCAATCGGGTGGCGACAACGGGCATCGGTCTTGCCGTTGTCAACGGCTCAACCTATACGGTGTCCTATTACGTCAAGGCTGGATCGTCGCAATATGCTGGGATGGCCGTGACAAACACGACGGTGGCCGGTGCCATTTATAATTTGACGGGGGCCGGAAACGTTGTTTCCACGACGGGAGCAAACGCTGTCAGCGCGGCAATATCCCCTTGTATAAATGGTATATATCGGATCAGCCTGACCGTAACGGCGGCCAGCACGTCCCTTGGAATGGCGGTTGGTGTGTCCGATGGCAGTACCTATTCCGGTGCCGGCGTCCTACCATCGGCATCAAGCGGTACGATTTATGCCTCATTTGCCCAATTTGAACTCGGCGCCTTCCCCACCCCCTACATCCCCACGACAGCATCGACCGCCGCCCGCGCCTCCGATAACCTCACGACAGTCGCTGGAAGTGCGCTCGATACGGCACTTCGGGCGACGCCGGGAAGTGTGTTCGTGCAGACGAATGGAATGCAATCATCGTCTGCGTTTAATACATTTATTTTCTTTTCTGGATTTTGGAAATTTCGAGTTGGTTCTGATGTTAATCATGTTGATTTCAACAATAATTCTATTGATTTTAATTCTCTAGTCGGCAATGGAAATAGTTATGTAAATAGAGTAAAGTCTTCAATAATTTATAATGGAACAACAACTAAAATAATAGCATCAGGTGGATCAACATCTTCTGGATCTGAAAATAGATCAACAGCATCAGGAACAATTGGCATCGGTAATATATTAAATGGTTACTTAGAGCGCATCGCCGTCGCCCCCAATCTCTATCAACTCTTCCCGACGAGTCCATGATGAAGATACTCGCCATCATCTTGTCGCTCATGGCAACGCCGGCTTCCGCCGCGCCGTTCGATTATCTGTTCGCTTTTCCATCGCAAGCCGCCGCCATCGCCGATCCCGTTGTCGGGCAATATTACATCACGCCGTCCGTCGGATCGCCTGCATGGCGCGGCGACATCTGCTTCCCGAACATCTTCGCTTGGGACAGCACCAAGGATGTGGTGAACGGTGATGGATCGATCACGCACACGTCCTACGATTCCAACTGGCTGATGATCTGCAATTTCCCGACCCGGCAACCGGCGCTGGAAGCTGAGAGCACTACGCATCTTATCGTCGATATCGCCCTCTCGGGACCTGCGTCGATGATCTATAGTTGGGTGCCGCCAGCCAGTCTGTCGACGGTGATGCTCCAGCCGATACCGCAGGGGCGGCTTTATCCATTTGGGAATCCGTGATGCCAGAATTTCTCGATACACGCGGAAGACCAAGCCTAGGAATTGGCATCTGTGGCCGTTGCTCACGTAAATTTCCCCTGGATGAATTGCATCCCGACCCCAACTCGCCTGGACTTCGCGTATGCATCGATGACCTGGATCAACTAGACCCATGGCGTCTCCCACCGCGCGACGCGGATAATCTCACGCTGGAATATCCGAGGCCAGACGTCGCCTTGGTGCCCGGATCGTCGCCTGTTTCGACCAACCAGATTCAACTCGTCGCATCGGCCGATGGCATCGGAGATCCGGTCGCGACGAATGATACGATGGCGCAGATCGCTTTCGATCAACCCGTCGCATCGTTGCAGCAGTCGAACGCGTGGTTGCCGAATACCGGCTACTACGTCGGCCAGCAAATCACGCCGATCAATCCGATCGGTACCGCCGCAGTGGCACTCGACATTTTCGTTTATACCTGCCTCTATTCCGGTACGTCCGGTGTCGTGGCTCCGATCTGGCCAACGGTGCCGGGACAGGTTATCCTGGATGGTCAGATTTTGTGGCAGAACGCTGGGGTATATATGGTATGACGTCGCCGGTTTTCATATCGCTGCTGCCGACCGCGAGCACGCCATCGCCGACGGATCTATTTCTGATCGCGCAGGGGCCGACGGGCGCGACCAGAAGCATCAGCTTGAGCGCGCTGGCCGCAGCATTGAACACGTTCAGTAGCCAGACGTATAGCTTGCAAGTTCCGACGACCGGGTTCGTCATCACCATTGGGAATACGGTCAAGACGCTGATTTTGGCACCGACCGGAACGCTGGCGAGCGGGAAAGTGATTCTGCCAGCCGCCCCAGTCGATGGGCAAATCGCGGCGATCACGTCCACGCAGACGATCATCGCCTTGACCGTTGCGGCGAGTCCTGGGCAAGGAGTTGTCGGCGCTCCTACGACTTTAACGGTCAGCACGACGGGGCCTTATTGCTACGAATTTGAATATGTCGCGCCGAACGCTACATGGTATCGGAGGCAATAGCCGATGGCGACGAATGTAACCTACAGTTCTATAATTGCTGATCTCCAAAATTACTTGGAGCGCGGGGCGTCGGCGACAACTGACCAGACCGTATTTAACCAACTACCGCGTTTACTTAATGCAGCCGAACGCAAGCTCGCTCAATACTTAAAAATCCTCGGCCAGATCGAGGTCTTCGTCGATCCCGTTGGACTGACCGCAGGGTCCAACGTCGTCACCAAGCCTGACCGCTGGCGCAAGACGGTTTCGATGAACTACGGCACCGGCGCATCGAAAAACAGCCGCAAGTCGCTCTATCCGCGCAGCCTGGAATATTGCCAAGCCTATTGGCCCGACGATTCGCAAGTGGCGCCTCCGACGTTCTACGCCGACTATGACCAATATCACTGGTTGATCGTTGAAACGCCGGATCAAACCTATCCGTTGCAGGCCCTCTGCTACATGCTGCCGGTGCTGCTCGACAGCGCCAACCAGCAGAATTTCTGGTCGATTCAGGCTCCGAATGCGCTGCTCTATGGTGCGTTGCTCGAAGCGACACCGTTCCTCAAGGACGACCCAAGACTTCCGCTTTGGCAGAACATGTGGCAAGCTGAATTGACGAGTCTGGCTGGACAGGATCTGCAAAAAGTCCTCGACCGATCGGCACAGCGGAGTTCCGCATAATGGCGTTCACGAATATCTTCGGTGGCACCGCCGTCAAGCCGTCGCAGCCGTCCTACGAGGCGCTGACGATCTCGGCGAACATCACCTTGTCGTGGCCGCTGGAATCGGCCGAGGGTGTTCCCTACGTCGCCTCGCAGATCGATGTGACTGCTACCACTGGCGGTTTGCAGATCGCCATGCCGAATGCCATGCAGGGTGCGCTTGGACAGGTCGCGGTGATCACCAATGTCGGCAGCAACAGCGTCACCTTCACCGACAATACCGGCGTGCCCATCGTTACCATCGCCGCCTCTCAATCGTGGTTGCTGTCGCTCAGTTCGAACCTGACCATTGCCGGTACCTGGCGCGCGATCCAATTCGGCGCGACGACGAGCAATGCGCAGGCATCGACACTCGCCGACAACGAAACAACCTTCGCCAATGGAACGGTGCTGAACGTCGGTGTTCCGACGAATCTCCTAACGGTAAACACCAATATCACCGTCGGTTACCGCGGCAGCATGAACGTTTGGAAAGGGACGGCTCCAGGTACGTTGCAGCTCGATACGGTTACGAACCTGGGCGCCGATTGGTATTGCTATTTTGCCAACAATTCGCTTTACACCGTGGTGATTACGACATCAGGAGGGAATACGATAAACGGCCAAGCCAGCCTGACGCTTTTCCCAGGCAATGGCACGATCGTCGTTTGCTCGGCATCCGGCTTCAACTCGACGCTAATTCCCGCGCCGCCAGTGCAGCCGATTTCGGCGTTCACTGCCATTGGCGATAGGGCGTCTGGGTCTGCTCCAGTTGCCATAACGACGACGGCAGCATCACCGACGGGCGCGTTGATTGTCGTTGGTGTCTCCGATTTCAGTACGGCGGGAGAATCCGGTGTCACGCTGGTCGATTCGGCCAGTAATACCTATACTCTGGTTGCTGAAGTGTCGCCGAACAATGTCGCTGCTGATGGATTCGTGAAGCTGTATTTCAGCTACAATTCCACGGCTCTTCCGTTGGGTGGTACCATCACCTACACCAATGCATCGCAGAACGCGTTTATCGTCATGGGGGCGGCTTACGCGACGGGAGTGTTGAAATCGAGCACTCCGCTCGATCAATTTGCTACCGCCTATGGAAGCAGCACGACGCCGTCTGTTACTTGTGCGGCGACCGTGGCGAATGAATTATTCGTCGGATTTGCATCTAACGGAAATTTCAGCGGATCATCGACTTTTGTTCAAGCGGCAGGATGGTCGACACCATTGACCAGTGCAGGAGAAGGCCTTGTCATTGGTGGAAACTTGAAGAATTTCACAGCGACGACAGAGACTTATAATCCAACGATTGCCGTGTCACATGTGTGGGCAGCAATCATCGCCTCATTCAAGCCGGGATTCTAGCGATGGTAGCCCAGCCGATTCCGCTCGATTTTCAAAGCGGCATTCAGCGCGACGGTACGACGCTCGATTCAAACCGCGCTGTCGATGCCCTATGGACGCGCTGGCGGCTCAACCGTCCGCGTAAAATGGGGGGAACCCAACGTGCCACCGATCAGATCAACGGGATTCCCCGTCAAGTTCATATGTATTATTCCGGCAATGTTGTCTATACTCATGTCGGGTCAGCCAATGGTATTCAACAGATTATCCTCGATATATTTGGAACGGTGCAGTCTATAACGGACAGAACCCCATCCGGTTTCGTGCCGTCCGCTTCGAATGATTGGACGCTCGACGCTATCTACGACACGAATACAGGATTGATCCAATTATTGGCACACTGCACGTTGAACGCAGCATCGATTTCCAATGTTATCCAGACGACGCCCTATATCGGAAACCTGATTGCTGGAACGGCTCTCGTGGCATTCAGCGATCCCGGATCATATGCCGGTGGTGCGTGGACAAAACCGTCAGTTGCCGGCGGAATTGTCTGTGTGCAACCCTATGTCTTCGATTTCGACGCATATGGACTGATCCAATGGAGCAGTCCGAATTTCCCGTTGCAACTTGGCGTGACGGGCGGAACCAGCGGTGCTGGGCAGGCTCGCGAGTCGGCGCAGAAGATCGTCGCCGGGATGCCACTACGCGGTGGCGGCACACAGCAGCCGGCCGCCGTCTTCTGGAGCTTGTCCGAAGTGATCCAGGCGACCTTCGTCGGGTCATCGGCAGGATTTTTCGCCTTCTCCACCCTATCGTCATCGTCATCGATTCTCTCGGGAAAATCGGTCATTGAATATGACGGCACTTATTATTGGGTAGGCCAAGGCCGATTTATGTTGTTCAACGGAACCGTACAGGAGTTGACCAATCAACAGAATGCCGACTGGTTTTTTGACAATCTGACTCCAGGCCAGGAGCAGAAAATCTACGCCTTCAAGGTGCCGCGATATGGCGAAATCTGGTTCTGTGCACCGATGTTCGGCAATACGGAATGCAGCCATGCGGCAATCGTCAATTTGCGTGAGCAATGCTGGTATGACACGGCGCTTCCCGATGGCGGCCGATCCTGTGGTTTCTATGCGCAAGGGTTCAAATATCCGGTGATGGGCGGCGTCGTAAATGGCGCAAATGGATACAAGCTGTGGCTTCATGAGATTGGCACCGACGAAATCGATGGCTCTGCTGTAAATCCAATGCGGTCCTATTTCGAGACGCCATGGATCGGTGGACTGAAATCGCAGCAGCCGACCAACAATGGCATGTCGATTCAGCAGTTTGAACCAGATTTTATTCAGGCCGGCGACATGTCGGTCTATGTGATTGGCGAGGCAAATTCGCGAGCACCCGAATCGTCGGGAACGCCGGTTCCATTGAAGACGATCCCGAATGTACCGCAGGAAGAGTTGGTGTCGTTCAAGGAAACGCACCGACTATCGCGGCTGCATGTCGAGAGCAACGTGATCGGCGGAACCTATGTTGCGGGCAAGAATTTCTTGCATGCCGATCCGACCGCTGATCCTCGGAAAACATCGTGATAAATCCGACGACAGGGATGACAGCGAGACATTGGACGGCGCAGACGAGTTTGCTGATCTCGCGTTATGCCACGATCCCGATTCTCTATGACGACAGTGGATGGAAGGCTTGGGCGGCTTACGTGTGCTCGATTCCCGCATTGGCGGCTGTGAGTGTACCTCGACCGGAAATCTTCAAGGACTGGCGGGAATGGGCGATCTCGTTCAATGCGCAAACGCGGAATCTCGGACTTTGAAAAATTTTCGATTGATTGGAACTGTCGATGTCGAACCGCTCTTGCACGCGGTCACCGAACATTCGGAACTGTGGGATAGTAATCGGGTGCGGACATGGCATCGGGCAAGCCCACACTATGGAAAACCCGACATCGTTCTGCGGTTTCAAGACTGGCATCCTGGTGAGGATTATTTCGATCGCGTGCTGACGACCTTGGGCTGTATCGAATATCCCGCCTACGCCGCGATTCCAGAAGCCAGGGCGGTCATTGAGACTATCGCTGCTATGGTTGGCGCCGTCGAAACTGGACGGCTCTACATCTCACGTACGCCGCCAGGTGCCCACACACCTGACCACGTCGATCGGATTATCCCAGCCGAGAAGCGGTTCCCGAACCGGCCAATCGTCTGCGAATATTATGACCGGTACCATGTGTCGTTGCAGTCGGCGTCGGGGCTACTGTTTCACAGCGGCAAGGAATCAATTTTTCCCGCAGTTGGCGAGGTTTGGTGGCACAACAATCTGTCGAAGCATTCGGTGGAGAACGGATCGTCTGTCGAATGGATTCAAATGGCTCTTGATTTTCGCATTGATCGCGCGACAGACTGCTGATATTCTTTAATTCTGCGTTGACCCCTTGTGTCGGTCGGCGGTTTGTTCAACCGCGTCGCACCAGCAGGGGTAGTGACAATGCCGTCGACCAGTCTCCAAACCATCGAATCCCCAGAAGTAGACATCCGCTATGCGTGGGGTGAATCCTACGATGCATTTCGCCGCGAGGCGCAGCCGCTGATCGAACGGCATTGGAACGAAGTCGGCTCACATCGCGATATTCTGCGTTTGAACATCGACCATGACCGCTATCTGTTCCTCGAAAAATCAAAGATATTTCACCTTCTGACGGCACGGGATCGTGGCCATTTGATCGGCTATTTCGGCGTCTCGGTGATTCCCTATCCTCGCGACAAGGATGCGCGCCTCGGCGTCGATGAGTTCATCTATGCGATGCCAGAATATCGCAGACATTACGTCGGTCTGGAGATGGTCGAGCGCGGCGAAAAGTACCTCGGCGAGCTTGGATGCCACATTGTTGCGTTTCGCGAAAAGGTGCTTGGTCCGAATCATGGATATTTGAAACACCTTGGGTTCGAACCTCAGGAACTGGTCTGTACCAAGATTCTGAATCTGCCCCATGCCGGTGAGAAATGAGACGACCATTCGAAGAGGTTGGCCCCGTCGATGCCTGTCCGAACGATCGCGTCTGGTGTTACGTTTTTTCCGGCGCTGCGGCCATCGCAACGGCGATCGGCGCGACGGAGACTGGTGCGGCGCTGGCTGGGATCGCTGCGACAACCGCTGGTACCATCGGGGGGACGGCGCTGGCTAGCGCTGGTGCGGGGGCGCTCTATGGCGGCGTCACTGGTGGGAACGTCGGCCAGGACGCCCTATATGGCGGACTGGCTGGAGCAGCGCTCACAACTGGCGCGACAGCGTTAGGCTACACCGGTGCCGATATGGCGGGAGGTCTTGGCCTCGATGCCGCCGGTGCGGCAGGATCCGCTTCAGCGGATGCCATTGCGAGTTCGCTTGGAACCACAGTTGACGCCAATGGAATTATTGAGAGCGGACAGTTCGTTGGGATGTCGGCATCCGATCCGGAGGTCATCGCGGCGTCCAATGGTACTAGCGCTGCCAGCGCTTCGGGTCTGGAGAACGCCAGTGCCGCGCTGACGAACTCGGGACAGGGCGGCGGCGCCCTCGGACAGACGGCGGCAGCAGCGGCTGGAAAGGGAGGGATCAATAATACAGCATTGGCTCTTGGTGCTTTGTCGGCACTCTCGTCTCTCAACAAGCCGAAAGCAACGCCGGTTCCTGGCCCGGCATCGACGGCAGCGACGCAGGGACCTCTCTTCAACGCACCACTGACCGGTACCGGCGTCATAAATCGCACGGCAGTAAATCCGTACGCCGGACAGCCGCCGAATTCTTGGTACACCTATGGCCAAGGGCCAGAGCAGAGTTTCTTCACGGGAAACCAGTTGACGTTTGCGAAAGGTGGACCTCTCACAAAGAGTTCGTATGTACAAGGTGACGGTGATGGTCAGCAGGACCAGATTCCCGCCTCACTTTCTGACGGAGAATTTGTCTTTGACGCAACAACTGTAAGTAGAGCCGGAAATGGTAGCAATAGAAAAGGTGCTCTTTGGTTAGAAAAACTTCGCCATGAACTGGCCAAGGATGCCGGTAGCACTCGTGTTGTTCAAAAGAATATTAAGAAAAGCCCGGCAGATTACATTCAGGAGATAGGTCGATGACGACGAGTTCATCAGGTCTGTCCTCGTTCCTGTCGAATGGAATCACCCCGCCGCAACCGACGGGGTCCGATACATCGACGAACTTCCCAGTCTGGTATCAGGACTACCTTTACAACATCGCCAATGCGGCAACGAATCTCTCGCAGACGCCCTATACAACCTACCCTGGACAGCAAGTCGCATCGCCATCGGCAGACACCACGGCATCGTGGACTGCGGCAGAGAACAATGTCGGCACATGGAAACCGGACGTCACGTCGGCACAGACGACGAGCCAGAGCGGCGCATCGCCTCTCTCTACGGAAATGGTAAATAATTATGCCGGAAACTACAACACTGGCGTGACGAGCGGTGGCGCTGGAATTACCGGTGCCCTGAACCAATCCGTATTGGGCGCAGCACCAAATTTTTCCAATCAGACGGGTGCGCAGACAACGCAGCAGGCGGCAAATTACACCGGTGCTTTGAACAATGCCGTTCAGGGAAATGTCGCCGGCTATGAGAATCCTTATAACAATCAGGTCGTCGGCGGCATTGAATCGGCGCTGAATACCAATCTGACGCAGAACGTCTTGCCGCAGATCCAAGATCGTTTCGTGCAGTCGGGTCAGACAGCGTCTCCGCAGCAAATGCAGGCTGAGAACAATGCCGTCTATCAGAATCAACAGGCGGTCGGACAAGCCATCGCTCCAGCACTCGAACAAGGATATAATACGGCTTTGGGTGCCGCGCAGACCGAAGGAAATCTTGGTTTCCAGACCGGTGCACAAACGGCCAATACCGGACTGAGCGCCGGAATGAGTACGGCCAATACCGGCTACGGAACCGCAGGAACAGGCGTCCAACTCGGCACCAGCACCGGATTGCAGAATCAGACAAATCAGCTGACGTCGGCCAGTCAATTGGGCCAGCTTGGCGCCCTGACATCGCAGCTGAATGCCTCGGACACGGGCCAATTGGCGGCGGCCGGTCAAGCGCAGGATACCAACAGCCAAGCGAACATCAACGCTGCGATGAACAATTTCTACAACCAGCAGCAATATCCGTACCAGAATTTGTCGTATCTTTCGAATATTCTACGCGGACAGCAGATGCCAACAACATCACAGACCGCGAGCACGACATATGCCCCATCGTCCGCCTATACGAATTCGCCGCTGTCAAGTTTCATCGGCACGACGCTTGGTGGCAGTGCGCTTCTGAATGGCACGTCATTGAAGAAAGGCGGTCCCGTCAGAGATGCACCGAAGAAAAAAACTCTTGATCTCGTCATCATTGAGCCGATGGTCGGACCGACGGTGCGCGGCGCTCTTTCAAGGGCGGCTTAGATGGCCGGCGCCCTTTCGGCAGGCACCTATGACTATCCAGAACTCGACAGCGATACGGCTGACGATGCTGGCGCGCCCGTTCGCGGTGGTCCTCTTGCCCAAGTTGCGGCGAATCCCGAAGCCGAGATGTACCAGTCGTTGGCCGGTCAAGGTTCGGTAAGCGACCAGTTAAGTCCATTGCAGCGCGCCCAGGATGCCGCCAACAAAGTAAAACAGCAGCGCATCCAGGACGCCATCGCCAGCCTTCAGGCGGCACAGCAGGGGCAGACGACCAATCTCCCGCTGCTGGCTGCTGCTGGCGCGATGCTAGCGCCTCCTGGAGGTGCCGGGAATTTTGGCACATCGCTCGGTCGCGCGTTTCAGGCTGCGGCACCGGCTCTCCAACAGCAGCGCCAGCAACAGCAGGCCACGCAACAGCAGATCGCGAATCTCGGTATCACCAGTGCCGATGTCGATACGGCGGCGGCGAACCAGGCGATGCAGGATTTCTATAAGCGCGTGCAGATGGCGCAGACTGCGGCGAGCGGTGCGACGACGGCGCAGAACCAAGCGACCACGGCGGCGGAGACGGCCCGTCATAATGCAGCACTGGAAAGGAACGCCGCAGCCACAGCAGGAGCAACTGCTGGATATTATAAATATCTGGAGACGCCCGATGAAGACGAGCCAGATCGTTACACGCCGGTGCTTGACCCCTCGACGAAGAAGCCGCTGATCGACGAGCAATCCGGTCTCGGACTCTATCAGCCATGGGCGGGAAACAAATCTCTTGGTCCGCCGGTGCCCTATGACCCGGCGACCGACACGACGCAGAAGAATCCGGCCGACGTGCAGCGCGTCAATTGGCTGATGCAGAATGGATTGGCACCAGACACCCAGACGGCATGGGCGATGGCGCACCAAGGGATCAACGACGCCGCGACGCGTGCCCGATTGGTTCAGGCGCAGATGAAGATCATTTCGTCGAACAATCCGAAACTGACGTCCGACCAGTTGAAGTCGCAGGCGCAGACTGACGTCGATTCGTTCTTCCCGCGAACTGGGGCGACTGGAGCCACGGCACCGGCCCCGAAGACTGAAGCACCGGCGGCACCATCAAGTGGGTTCAATCTTCTCAGCCCGTCGACCTGGGGTGGCCACTCATCTGCGGCGTCAGCACCAGCATCGACCGATGATCCAATCACTCGCGCCCGTGCGGCTATCGCTGCCGGCGCTCCTGCTGCTGCGGTTCGGAAACGCTTGGTCGATAATGGCATTGATCCGAGTGGCCTGTGATGGACGGCTCGTCTCTCAGTTTTGATGATCTAATCCCGCAGCAGAAGGCGGCGATTTCATTTGACGATTTGATCCCACAGCAGTCGATGCCTGTCGTCGATGAATTCGGTCGTCCGATGGATACCGAAGCGGCACCGAAGCTGCAGCCGCATGCCCAGACCGAAATGGAGCCATGGAATCCATCACTCGGAGAGCGCGCCACCCAATGGGTGAAGAACGAGTTCGGCATCCCCGAGCGGCAGACGGCGCAGGAACAGAACGTACTAGCGGCGCAACAGGCAGGAATGGCTCCCGCAGAAGCGCGGCAGGCTGTCGGCGGCATGTCGGAAATTCCCCAACAGTTCGCAGGAAAGGCCGTTCATGTGGCGACGCTTGGTTTGGTCCCCGATCCTTCTGGAGAAGCGGGAACAACGGCTGGCGTCGTCGGCGGTGCGTTTGGTCAAGTCGCTGGTTTGTTTGGTGCGCCCGTCGCCGCAGCGAGAGGAATGACTTCGGCGGTTGGACTCGATTCCGTACTCGCGCCGGCTATGACCGACACCATCGTGACTGGCCTCGCCAAGGGCATCGGTCAAGAGTCGGCGACGATGGCGACCGCGATGGCGTTGCAACAAATCGGCGATTCGGTCGACTCTCCAGATGTTGCGACTGCCGCGAAGAAGGAAGCGCAGGCACTGAAATCCGGCGCGGAGATGGGTGCGACCTATGGCGTCGCGGGCCGATTGTTCCCTGGGGCTAATCCAGCCGAGTGGGCGGCCCGTGCTGCCGTTGCGCAGACCGGTACGAGTGCCATGGAAGGAAAGTCGCCATGGGGTGATTTTTCCAACTGGGAGAACATGAGTGGACAGGAAAAGGCGCAGGCGGCATTCAATGCTGCGGCGAATATTCTGTTCACCAGGACCGGAACGCCGACGGCATTTGGCCGCAGTCGAATTCCAGGAGAACCAGAAGCGCCGACGGCGACAACCGCCCCGCAAGCGGTTCCTGCACCGGAAGTGATTCCGCCGAACGGATTCACGGGCGCGGCTGCGACACCGAGTCCAGATGCAGCACCTATGCGTGGCTGGCCTGCCAACATCGAAGATATTGCGGCGATGCTTATGCCGCCTGCTGCTGGTGAACCCGCGATTCCAGAAACCCCAGTCGCTTCGACGACGCCGGAACCTGCCGCCGATATCAATGCACAGATCAAGGCCATGCTTGATCGGAAGAATCCGAAGGACGCAGTATTTGTCGCGTCCGGCAATGAAGATGCTATTCCCGAAAAGTTGCCAAAGCGCGTGCAAGTGGTCCAGCGTGACGAAGGTACGCTCCTGACAACCAACCCGCTAAAGGCGCAGTCGTTCAGCGAAGCCCCGCAGATCACTGAACAGCATATGGCTGTTTTGCTGGGACTTCCGGAAGCCAAGCCGGATGCACAGGAGAGCGGGCAACAGGAAGTCGTACAAGGCCAGGATGCCGATGGAAATGTCATCGCCGAGGCCCTGACATCGCCGCAAAAGGCACTGCAAACAACGGAAGCCGTGGAAGCGCAGACGCCGAAAGATGGCGCGGTGACGATCGTCACGCCGCAGGAAGCACAGGCCCGACGCGCTGATATGACCGCCGAGGAGCATGAAGGGGAAGTCAACACGGCGATCCAGACTTACATGGATCATCCTACCGAGGAAAATGCAGCGGCGGTCCGTGCCGCGGAGAATGCCCGCAATGAAGCCAAAGCAGCCGTTCTGCCCGTCGCCGCCGTTCCAGCCGGAGCGGTCCCTACAGTCCCAGTTCAGCCGGGAGGAGTGGGAACAGCACCGATGCCGGCAGTTCCACCGGGAAATACTGAGGCTGTTCCCGCTGCGCCGGATGAGAACGGGACGCGTGCCGTCAGTGCCGCTGCGCCCACCGAACCTGCTGTTAAGCCTGCTTCGTCGCTTGCTGCCATAGTCGGTGCGACGCCGCGCTATGCGGCAACCATGATGGGAAAAGGTGCTGCCGGATTTTCTGGGGGCAGCGCAACTGGTCACGGAAATCTGGTGCTCGATACCGGTGTCATCCCGGCCTTCGATGCCGCTGTGGCAAAGCTGCCGCAGCAGCCGATCAGCAATGACACGGTGCAGAATATCTACGACCAAGCGGACTCGGATAATGCGCAACCCATCGAATGGCGCGGTGTGATCGATCAAGACGGAAAACCCGTTGCCGTTGGGCGGACGCAGACTGGCGTGCCGATCGGTGCCGATGCAAAAGTTGTCTCAATGTTGCAGAAACACGGCTTGCAACTGCGTGCGACTGATCCAGCGAAACCGCTCGCTGTCTTCACGGACGATGGATTGAGTCATGTCGGCGTGATGGCGCCGATCAAGGTTGACCCAGAAAAGGTTGCCGAAACGCAGAATTCATCCGCATCTCCGCTTGAGCGCGACGACGAGGGCACCGCACCGCCTCCCAACTCGATCCCGCAGCGCGTTGGGAATTCCACCGTCTATCGCGCCCCAGAAACTGCTGCTGCCCGTACCGTTGCCGAACGCACTTTGAATGGCCTCGTCACCAAGACCGTCGGCGCCAACCGATCGAAAGTCCAGGTCGTCGATCACATTGAAACTCCTGGTGGTTCGTCGGCGACTGGCATGGTTTCACCGGACGGTAAGACCATCTATCTGACGCTGCACGATATCGACAGGATGGCCGGCACGATCAACCACGAAGTCATCCACGTCATGCGGAAAGCCGGTCTGTTGAGCGGCAACCGATGGGCTGTCCTGGAAGCGGCGGCTCCGAAGTGGCGGCGCGATTTCAACATCGATCAAGCCTATGCGTCCGATATCGAAAACTGGCGCGACGAAGGTCTTCCCGACGACAAGATCGACGATCTGCTGAACGAAGAGGCGGTGGCGACGGCATCGCGGAAGTTCGGGGATGGCACGCTGTCGCCGAAGCCGGCCGGATTCATGGCCGTCGTCCTGCGGTCGATTCGTGAATTCTTCGAAGGTCTGCGGAACCTTGTCAAAGGTCGCGGCTTCAAGACGGCGCGTGGTGCATTGAATGAAATCCACGATGGCGATTTGGCGAAAGATGGATCCGATATCGAGCGTCACGAACTCGGGGAAATTGAGGAACAACCGATTCCAGGCCGCGAGGAGTTACACAAGGGCGCCCGAGATTACGTTCTGTTCAAAGGGAAAGAGACCGGCCACGAGCACGGAATTGCCATCGACCAGGATGGAAAGGTGGATCGGTTCACATCAAATCTGCCAAGCAAAATAACGATTTCAAAGGAAAATCCAGAACTTTGGAAGAGAATGAACACGTCAGGAAACAACATTGATATTCACCATAATCACCCTAATGGAGCGCCACAGGTTAGTCTTAGCGACATTCGATCCGCTATGATGGATGGAGTAAATTGGGTTGTTTCACATCAAAGACCAGGGGAATTTTCCGCCGTGCGAATGACTCCGGCTTTGCGCATGATGCCACGCCAGAGACGTGATACCGTAATTTCTGCATCATATGAAGGTGCGCTTAATGGCGTATATCGCGCCATGAGCCAGTTGGAGGACAAAGACCCAACTGGATATCGTGGATTTATGCAGAAAGGCGCGATGGAAGAAATCGTAAATCGGGCACTCCAAAAAATTGGCGTAATTGAATATCTATCTTCTCATCGATGGGAACCCAAAAGTCTGAACGATGTTGACTTGGCGACAAAATTCGCCGTTAATTTGGCGCATCATGCCGCAAGAGAGTCCGCGTTTGATTATGGATTCCCCAAAATAGGAGTGATTGATGCCCTCATACAGCATGGTGACGATTCCGGCCCTGTCAGCGCCGACGAAGGATTTTCAAGAATGTCTTCGGCACCTATTGAAGGAACCGAAGGACGACGCTGGAGTTCAGACCGCGATCAAGGATATACGAATGGTTCTGCGGGTACGCGAGGGGAATCGACAGACGAAGGCGGCTTAGATTCCCTCGGCCTTCACGAAGATGACATTCGTGATGAACAGGACCGTGCCGGTGCCAGCCGCCTAACCCGTATCCTCGACCATCTCGACAGCATGGGTCCTGGCCGTGGCCCGTTGAAACGCCCCGTACAGGCGATCGAGGCGGCTGCCGACGCCATCAAGAACAGCATGCCAGGTCGATGGGCTCGCCGTGCCATCTCTCCCGGTTCATTCGACGTGAACGCGAAAAACGCCGCCATGGCTATCCGCCACATGTGGGGGCGGCTCTATGCTATGGAAGTGCAGATGGGGCATCAGTTGAACGCCGCATCGGATATGCTTGACCGCATGCCGGTCGCCGAATGGAATCGCATCGGCATCGCCTGGAGCCAAAGCCACTACGAAGACATCCCCACCGAGTTGCAGCCGTTCTTCCGCAAAGCCGACGAACTAACTGCTGAAGCGACGGCGCGCGTGCAATCGATTGGCGGACTGAAGGAGGCGCAGGAGCACTACGTCGGTCGTATCTGGCGTCCCCGAGGACAGCGTGCCGCCGTCACCGACGATGAGGCGCGAAAGATCTATGCCAAGGTCGCCAGCAAACGTCCGCTGACCGGCAGCAAGTCGTTCCTCAAGAAACGCTACTACGATGAATATGAAGAGGCGATCAACGCTGGTCTAGAGCCGATCTACAATCCGCTGAAAACCCAGATGATCAAGATGCTGGAGATGAACCGATTCTTCGGCGGTTCTGTTTTGGTCAAGGCAGCGAAGAACAGCGGCATCGCGCAGTTTGTGAAGCGTGGTGACCCTGTGCCCGATGGCATGATGGAACTGCAAGGTCCGGAGTTTCAGCGCGAAGCCCATACCATTGAGAAGGAAGGCGAGAAAACCGTCATCCGGCCGGGTGCGTGGTTCGCTCCGGAGGGATGGGCGCGGGTGTATAATAATTTCGTGTCGAAAGGGTTATCAGCCACCATCCATGCCGAACCGGCGCAGATGCTGCGCGATGCTGCGAACTTGATGAATATGTTCCAGCTCGGGCTGTCGTTGTTTCATCCGATGTTTACATCGATCGACGCGCAAGTCAGCCGAATCGCCATCGGTATTGATCAAGCGGTCCGCGGCGAATTTGGGAATGCGGCAAAGAACGTGTTGTTCGGTATCAGCCCGACCAATTGGGTGACGAATGTAAAAGATGGCGATCGGATGATCCAGTCGATCTTGGATCCACACCGGGCGTCGCCGGAACAGCAAAGACTGGTACAAGCTTTCGAAGCAGCTGGCGGACGGATCTGGATGGAACGCGTGCTGCGACCATCCGATGAGGGACCAATTGCCCTGACGAATTTCAACAAGGATAACATCCCCGGACCGCCGGCTATTCGGAATACGTTGATCGCCGTCAAGGCAGCAGCCTATCTGCCCGTGTCGCTGGCCCGTGCGTGGAAACAAGCGGCGCAGAAATATCCAGACAGCATTGTCCGCCCAATTTTCAACGTGATCGCGCGGACCATGGAAACGACCTCGGCGCCGATCATGACCTGTCTGGTGCCGCGGCAAAAGCTTGGCGTGTTCTCGCGCATGGCATCGGATTGGATCGCATCGCATCCAGACGCATCGAATGTCGAATTTGTCGCCAAAATGCAGGATCTTTGGGAATCGGTCGACAACCGTCTTGGTCAGATGGTCTACGATAACCTGTTCTGGGACAAGACATTCAAGGATGTTTCGTTCATGACGGTGCGTTCCGTCGGTTGGAATATGGGGTCGATTCGCGAGCTGGGCGGCGGTTCATTCGAGAGTGGCCAGTATCTGCTCAACAAGGCGGCTGGACGTGATGTCGAGTGGCCCCATAGGTTGAGCTATATTATGGCATTGACGGCGATGACCACCGTCATGGGCGCCATAATGACCTACCTTTTCACGGGATCAGGCCCGAAACAATTCAAGGACTACATCTTCCCGCCGACCGGTGAAAAGCGGGTCATGAAGATGCCTGGCGGCAAGACCATGTCCGTCGATGAGCGAATCTCGCTGCCGACCTATATGAAGGACGTCTATGCATGGTCGATCCAGCCCGGTCAGACGGCGAAGAACAAGTTGCATCCCCTGCTCTCATCGATGGCTCAGATGTGGGACAATCACGATTATTATGGCGATCTGATTCGCAATGAGGATGATCCCTTGGTCACGCAGCTTTGGGACGTGATGAAATTTACCGGTGTCCAGTTCGAGCCATTTACATTCCGCAATACGGCGAAACTCTACAAGGAAAAGCCCGGAGTCCAGGCCAGCCTTGGCATGCTCGGGTTCCAACCGGCGCCTGGCTACATCGTGGCGCCGGAAGCCAATGCAGCATGGGAAGCGGCAAAGCACAAAGCCGAGGTCAAGAAGACTGAGAAACACAAAGCGGCGATGGGCGAAAACTAAGTCCATATGAGATCTTGGATCAGCATTTGCGAACAATAACTATTCGAGGTGGCAAAAATGACATGGGACCAACTGGCCGTCCTCGCCGAGATCGGGGGACTATTCATTGCCGGAACTTTCATCCTTACCGTCTATATCAATAAGGTATTCCAAGAATTCGCACGTTCCGTCAATGAATCTCTGGAACGGAACCGCAAGGAAAGCGAAGACGGCCGTCGCGAGATCTATAAATTGATCCGCGACAATATGGACGAGGTTCGAAAAAATTACGTTCACAAAGAAGTCATGGGTCCGACCATTGAACTGCTCAAGCAGACAGACGAGGAACATTCGCAGCAAATCATCGAAATGCGCAACCTATTCGAACGCCGTTATGGCATGCGCAGTGGTGACTAATAGGTTTACGGCGCCGTAGTGATCGGATATATTGCTGTTTGGTTCTCCCTATCGTCAGGTGACGTGTGAGCCCTGAAGAATTGGTCTGGTCACAAGCCTATACGACATGCAACGAAGGTGGCTTTCGCCCCGTTGCCTATCTGGACTCGTTGGGCAATTGGACGGTCGGCATCGGCTGCAAAGGGCCTGATCCGTTCTGTAGCCCTGATCCCGTCATCGGGTCAAATACCGTGTGGACGTCCAACCAAGGGTCTCTCGAATTCAACCGTCGTCATGCGACCGCCTGTGCTGCTGCCGAGGCCGATCTTGGGCCGACATATTGGGCAGCATTGGACGGGACGCGCCAAGCTGCCTTGGTCGATACTGCGTATCAGGAGGGCGGCGGAAACGCAGCCACGGGACTCGGTGGCCTCGCTGGCTATCATCTCATGCTGGCGGCAATTCGCGTCGAGGACTGGGTCGGCGCAGGATCGCAGTGCATCCATAGCTTGGCTGATAGGCAGACGCCGGAACGCGTTGCACGAAATGCGATGATTCTACAGACGGGGAATCGGCCGGAACTGAATTTTTGATCTGGAGGAACCGATGAATGAGTACGTAAAATACGTTGGCGGTGGACTGATTTTGGCATCTCTCTATGGACTTGTCCTTCTCGGAAAGATCGATGCCACGGTCTACTATGGCATCGCTATGTCGGCACTTGCTGGCCTTGGCGTGCACGCCGCCGTTACGACACCCTATTCGTCGTCGAAAGATGACGACGCAAACCCTCCTCCCGCCGGGCCGTAAGGATTGTCTTCGGTTCCGGCACAAACCCAAAAGGATTCATCGCCATGGAAAATCTTGCGTCTCCCGTTACCGTCGCCGTCACATTCAAAGATGCGGCAGGAAATACCGTTGCGGCACCGGCCGGCGTCACTTTCGTCAGCAGTGCCACGGGCGTCGATACGCTGGCCTTTACTGACACGCAGAAGTCCGACGGCACCTACGATCTGGTGGTGTCGCCTGGTACTCCCGGTACGGATACCGTCACGGCATCCGGACTGACTGGCAGCCTTTCGGTTACCGTGACTGCGGCACCGGCGGTCAGCGTCGAATTCAACCCACCTTCGGTCTAAGCGATGGTCGATGCTGTCGCCAAGTTTTTGGCGTGGATCATCGGCGGCTCGGTTGCTGTCTGTGTCGTCCTTCTGGTTGCCGCCATCGTCTATATGGCGGTGACCAAGACCAACCCGTTTCTGTAGGAGAACCGCCGTGAAATTTCTGAAGATCATCGCATCGTTCGCTTTTCTCTTTCTCGTGGCAGCATGCACGTCGACCACAACGACGACGAATGGTGTCACCACCACGACATCGACTCCCGTCGTCACGCTTGCCCAAGCGCAGGCCGAAGCACCGATTCTGCTGGCCAACCTCAAAACGATCATCGCGACCTACGAATCGAGCGCATCCGTTGATCCGACGGTGAAGACAAATATCGACTTGGCGATGTCCAGCCTGACGGTTGCCGTGAACAGCTTCGTCAGCATGGGGCCGACGGTGAACTATGTGACGGCTGGCAATGCAATCTTGACTGCGGCGAACACCATCGTCGGATTGGTTCCTGGCATCGACGCAAACACCAAAGCGATCATTCAGGGATCTATTTCGGTGTTCGAACTGGTGCTGCCGCTCCTGTCGCAACCCGCAGGCTCGTGAGACTATGCGCGCCGTCATCATTCTCGCTGCAGCGTTATCTTTGACCGGATGCGCTGCTGGTGCGGCTGCGGGCGGCGCAGCGGGTGGTGGGCTGGCGACGGCGCTCACCATCAACACGGACGCCGATACGGCGCTGAAGATAGTCAAACCGGTCAATACGGTGCTGTGTGTCGTGCGGCCCTTTAACCCAAAGAGCGCCGAAGCCAAAGCCGCAGTCGATGCCTTCTGCGCGCACCTTCCCGATTCGACGCTTGGATTGTTGCCGCAGATGCTGGCGATCATCGAAGCGGTCGATGCCGCCCATGATACAGGATCGCCGTGATGGAAGACGAGGGGGAGCGACTAGGAATTGTCTGGTATTCCATCGTCGGCGCGGGAATCCTCTCGCTCTATCTTTTTGCTTTCGCGGTCATCTGGGTTTCGATTCATTCGGTGTCTTCGTGACTCCCGCCAGTAAATTTGCGCGTCTTGTCGCCTACGCCTATACGCTTTCGGTCTACGATTTCGGATCAAAGGACGGTGCGGCGCGGGCGCATATCGAGACGATTGATGGACTTAAAACGGTTGCCGTTCCGGGAACCAATGACTTCGCCTGTTGGCTGGCCGATCTGGATATTTTGACCGCCAACACGCCGCTCGGGACGATCCATCAGGGGTTTCATCTGGCGGCACAGACCATCGCTGGGCAAGTGATCGGTGAGACACCTGACGTTCTGACAGGGCATAGCGAAGGCGCCGATCTGGCGTTGCATTTCGCTGGAGATTGCTGCCTCGCTGGCCATCCGCCGAAACTTGTCTGGGCGTTTGAGCCGGCGCATCTCTGCATCGACGACACGCTTGCGGGAATTTTTAAGCACTATGGCGTCGATGTCAAAATCACACGGCACGGCGGAGACATCGTCCCCATCGTGCCGCGTAAGATCCATCCGTGGCGCCATCCACTTGTTTCTCCAGTGATTCCGTTTGGTGTCCCGACTCCGGTGATTGGCGGATTGGAAGACCACTATCTGGATGATCGGTTCATCGCTGACCTTGACGGATCCGGACTGTAGTCACGCTTCTGACGCCGGTGGAATCGGAGCGAACTCCCGAACGCAGAAATTATCCCGTAGCACTGGAGGCCATCCGGCTTGAAGCGCCAGTCCCTGTCCGCCGAGTCGCGTCTGGATCGGAATGAAGGTCGCCACAGGAGGATTGAGGTGGCATGCGCCTTGATCCTGGCCGCTCTCAAAATGACTGTTGGCACAGGTCTCGCAGCGATTCGGACGTTTGGCTGTGATCTTGGCATCGTGTTCGATGATCAGGGTAGATTTGTTGCTCATGCGGGAGTGCTCCTTTATTTGGTGGCGTTTGATCCTAATTTTTTCGCACGGCGATCAGTCAGTTTGTCAATGTTGGACGACATGGCATCGGGCCGCATCATCCCTCCTTCGGCGCCGGCAGCAGCCGCTGCGCGCTGTCAATCAGCCGCGATCCGTCGGACAGTAGCATCTGGCCAAGAAACACTTCCTCGAAGCTGAGAATCCCGCACTCGACGGCAACGACTTGCCCTTTGGTCCAGTCGCGCAGCACCGAATTGACGGCGATCAGCCCTTGTTTGAGTGCGGCTGCCTCATATTCCTGCCGCGTCTTCCGGCTTCGGTAGGTGTGCGGATGCTCTTTGAGATACATCGCTGCCCAGCCCTTGGCTGATGCCCGAAGTTCGATCGGCCGCCCGCGATGTACAAAGGCGAGCAGGACCGACGATTCGCCGAAGTCGTCCATGAAGCCAACGCGCTCGCAGCCGAGGCGACGCAGGAGCTTCGTGATTTCTTCGCGCGCTGCGGCCCCGCTGGTGGCGGATTCATAGGGAACGGTCATCACCAGTACTTCACGACAAAGTGAATGACTGCATAGGCAGTCCCGGCCATCAGCCCGAACCAGACGAGCCCAGCAATGCCTATGAGGCCACGCCGGACGATTATCTGCATTCGCTGTTCAAGGTACATGGCTTATCCCTCCGTCCGGTCCAAGCGTTCGATCTCGGCGACAATTAGCGCGGCGGCGCGGATGAGGTCACGACGTCGGTCTTTGGGTTTCCACCATTTCCAATGCCACCGCCAACCACGCGGCACTCGACGCGACGTTCCATCCTCATCAAACCGAAGAATCGAATCATCACGCCCGGATGCATGAAGCGCGTAACATCCCGCCGCTGCGGCAAGTTCCCCGTCGTTGTGCAGATCGTCATGTGACTCCGACCAGCCCTCTTCCTCGACCTGCCGGCGGCGCTCGGCCGCGATCTCTTCAATGACGGCAGACCCCTGACCGATCGCCAGCACGTATTCCAGCATGGCGCGGGCCTGGTTGCAGTCCAGAAGGTTTGTCCCGGTCGGCATCGGATATGCCGGATTTCGCACAAATGAAATTCCGCCATCGGGATTGAAGGTTTCCGGCAATCTCCAGCCAAGGAAACGGTTCACTGCTTCGTCAATGTCGCTCATCTCGTCCACCTTACCGGCTGTTGATCATCGGTGATGCGGTGCTTGCCTCGGGCGAGGGGTAGCCCATTATGTTCGATGCCATCGAGGAGGCGGCCGGCGATTTTCTTACCTGGGCGATGCAGGCTTACCCCTGGTCCACCGTGCTCTTCCCTGGTTCCCCATGCGATAGTTCCGTCTGGCCATGCGACGGACGGCGCATCGTTTCCGCGCGCTTCGTCGAGATAAGGGGTGCCCCAATGCGGCGCCCATTCACCCCATTGCTTGAACAGGTATGGTATATTGGCTGCCTCGCTGAAATCCCGCGCGTTTCTATGCCAATCAGGATGCGACGGCCTGGCGTGCTGGCCGCTTTCTCCGCCGCTGATCAGCCAGGACAGGAATTCCCAGCCCGACCAATCGACCGGTCCGAGCGCGGGCTCATAGCTGACAAAAGTGTGCCAACCGGCGGCTGCGATCCGTTCCATGTGCGGCCGGCGTTCATCGGCGCACTCTTGATCCTCGACCGTGCCGCCGATGATGATGTTTGGATGCCAGCGGCCATCAGTGAATGTGTCAATCGGGACGCCGAACAGCTTTGGGTGTTTCGAACGTATCGGCCCCGAGGCGTGGAGAACACGCTCATAGAGGGCTTTCCCATCAAGCAGGTAGGTCGCCGCCGTCTCCAGTCGTTTGGACAGCACGTAATAGGTATGGTGAGGCGTCAACGCCATCACCGCAAACAGTCGATCGATGACTTCGAAGGGCACCTTCTTATGAAAGATGTCGCCCATGCTGGTCAGAAACCACCGGGCCGGCTTCTTGACCTTGAGTGGCGCCAACATGTCGGGTTCCGAGATGTGGACATCGCCGGTCCATTTTCCCAGGTTGCCGTGGCGCGTGGCGAGGCCGACATATTTCTCGATGCCCATGGCCTCCAGCCGGGCGGCCAACAATGCGGCGTAGCAGAAGGCGCAGGCCGGCGAGATGGGATCGCACCCGACGACCGGCGTCCAAGTGTGGTCCGTCCATTCGATCTTGCTGTTCTCGCCCATCCTCAAATGTCCTTCTGCTGCGCCGGCTCGCATCGCCAACCCTTGCTTGCCAAAAGCCTGTACCGATCGTGCTCGTTGAGCCATTCGATGACCGCATACTGACCTGGAGGCCCCTGGCATTGCCCAAGGGTGATTCCCTCTCGCAGAACCGCCTCTTCCTCGCATTGGTGAGGACTGGAGATCAGGCAGACCCAAAAGACAATGCGGATCATTCAGGGGTGTCCTTTCGGTAGGGAGAGGCGGCCTGGAGCGCCTGATATCCTTTGGCCCACGGCACGGTCCGTTCCATCTCCTCGGTTTGGTGATATGGCATCAGCACCCCGACATCATCGAGGAGGGAAAGAATCGCGTCGGTGCGATCGTCAGCATTGACGCCGCCGCAACGCCGCATGATCGCCTTCCGCAGTTCTTCTCGGTTCCGAGGTGGGGTCATGGATGTTCTCGTAGGACGGCATCGAAACCATTTTCCTCGTCTCCCTCCAGTTCCACTCTATGGGTGATTCGGCCGACCCGAATGCTCGTTGTGCAGTCATGCCATTCGCCATCGGATTGAGACATGTCGCGATATGCTTTGAGGGCAACGTCTGCAGCGGCGAGCGCTTCGGTTTCGGTGTCAAAGACATCGAAGAGATTGTCACCAGCGTCGTACATGAAGTACTTATTCATGGCTGTGCCTCAATTATGAAAATGAAACTTGGCGTTCAGCGCCTCGATATGCGGCAAAAGCCGGGCGGCGAAACGCTGCGTGGCCTCATTCTCCGGGTCATATCGGGCCTCCCCGCTGATGGTCACGAACAACGCGGAAAGATGGCGCACGGCGTTGTCGTCAACGACAGCACGCTCTTCCAATAGTTCGATCGTCGCTTTAATATGCTCGGAAAACTCGCTCATGGCTGTGCCTCCTCATTTTTAAGCGCGGTGAAGATGGCGATCAGGATGGCGAGACATGCACCTTCTGGGCAACGCATGGTCGAAATCCCATCATACGGGAGGTCATCAAAACCCGCGTAGAGGGAGAACTTCGCGCCCCGAGATCCGCAAAGCTCCAAAGTGGAGTCGTTGCCCGGCAACTTCTCCTCAAGCAGATCCAGGGCCGCGTCGATGGATGCGGTCAACGGTTTGGCGGGAACACGATTATAGTCCGCGTCACCAAATCCAATTCTTGGGTCTCTTTCAAAGCGTGCGACACCCAAAGCGTTCTCAATCAAAACATCCAGGTTTTCGTCCGGCCCCGTCGCCCCCTGCAGTCTTGCCAGGATCTCGGTATAGAGGCTCATGGCTGGGCATCCTTCTTCCCGGTGCCATTGCATGCCGGGCATCGCCCGAATAAGTTGGTCATGCGTGGCGACCCATCTTTGTTGTGGCAGTGGGGGCAATCGATCACATCAATCGGACCCGTATCGCGAAGGCCGGCATTGGTGAGGACGACGTGATCGCCGCCGCATGTCTGGCAGACGGGATCGGCGGCCGCTCCAAACGGGTCTCCAAAACCTGCACCAAACTGGCCGATGCCAACCATCTGGTTCTGCATGGCACCCAGCGTAGGGGCACCGATCGAACGACGCTCCGCAGTCTTCGCCGCCTCGTAGGCTTCGATGGCGCGGCGTACCAATTCGTGTGTCCAGCGCTCTTGGCTGCGCGCCGGTTCCGAAAACATGTCGTCTCGCGCCTGGTCGGCAGCCCGGAACGCCGCTTCCAGTGCTTTCTCGTCAACCATTTTCTATCTCCCAAATCCAACAGCGCTGCTCATGATGCCCGTCCTTTCGCTACCCGACGCTCGGTCAGCTTGTCGATGTTGGATCCCATGATATCGGTTGGCTCGACCCCATAAGCCCGGCATATTCGCGCCCAATAATAGAGCACGTCACCAAGTTCGAGTTTCAATTTACCAACGTCGACCTCTCCGTTTCGGATATGTTTTTTGATATGCTCGACGGTCTCGCCGGATTCTCCCGCCAAGCCAAGCCCCATGATGGCAAGGTCGCGGATCTCAATCGGTGCCGGCGTCTCGTTCCAAAACATCTCGGTCCATTGAGCATAGGCGTTGATATCTGTGCGGGGATTCATGTCTTTTCCTTCTTCAAAACAGTTCGTTTCGCGCGCATCTGCGATCTAGCCGAGCGGTCGCACCAGGAATTCACGGCGCTTCGACTGTCGGCATTGCCACGATGGGCCTTGACGTGTCGAAGATCCAAGGCGAATCCGTGAGCAGTGATCGTCTCGGCGATGTGATCCTTGCAAATTTTCACAAATTCGTTCCGCAGCGCCCGCTTGGCTTTTCCGTTGATACAGTCCATCGCTACCATGCAGTCGGATTGCAACACCACGCGATCATCGCCCGTCAGTTTCAGCCGCTTGGCCGCGACGTGTAGCGCATTGGCAATCGCCGCGATCTCGGCACCCAAGGCGCTATTGCACAGCACCGCCGACTTGATCTGACCAGCCAGTCGGATCGTATGCTCTGGCTCTGGCCGATATTTGATCCACGCCGACCAGCCAGCCGCGAGCGTGCGATGATCGAAACTAGCGTCCGTGAAAATCGTCACAATCAATCCTTCGCTCCGATCGCTTCGAGCCAGTCTTCCTGGGCCTCGGAGACCTTGATATCGTCGCCGTAACGTTCACGCCGATCAATCATATCGTCGATGAATTTCAATTCCTTCGGCGTGAGCGTCGCGGCTTCCTGGGCCTTGATGAGAAGCCAGTCTAGGCGGCGGAGGTCCATTATGTTGGACTCCCGGCGAGGCCGCAGAAGCCGCGGCCAGATGGTCGATGATCGATTCTATCTAGTGATGAATATGTTTCTCCAGGAACAAGAAACCGATTGAGGGCGACATTGAATGCTCGAATCTCCTGTCGCCACGCCATACAATCGTTTGCAATGCAGCGGCATGGAATGGGGTTGAGCGCATGCGGCTCATCCTCGTAGAATTCGCCGTATCGGGAGAACGGGCACCACTTCGTCTTGGCTTCTTCTTCGGTAAGCATCATTTTTCTCCGTCGATTTTGGCCGATAGGATCGACCACGATCCATCGATCAGATCGGCCAATCCGCGCAATGTTTCCGCCGTTTTTTGCAGATCCTTCTTGCAGTCACGGATGAGGTTCAGTTGGCTCCAAAAGTCCGACACGGGAATTTCCGAGCCGCATTTCAGGATGCCACGACCGTCGAGATGTGCCTTCACGAATGATCCCCATGCGGCATTGCTGGCATAGGAAAAGCCGCAGACCCTGGCGAGTTCATCTGGGCTGATCTGAACCAGATAATCCGAATTGTAGCCGGTGCAGCCGTTCTCAGTCATGCCGATGATTTTCATCAGAATGGCTCCTCTTCCGCAGCATCGTCGTCCGTTGGCTGTTCATAGGTAAGCCTTGCGGTCCGATATTCGTATGGGTCTGATTGTTTCCGACACACTTCCTCGGTGGCCGGCGTGATCGAAAAGATCGCCGGTCCGCCGTATAAATGTGTCTCCCTTGGCTCGGCATCGCCAGTCGCGAATACATCGATTCGCGCCAGTTTCGAGCCAAACCGTTCGACCTCGGACAGCAACCCATAGTGGCAGCGATGTCCCATGACTTCGAGAAACACCCATTCTCCAGTCCTCTCCTGCACGGCAGAAGGTGCCTCGATTTTTTCATCCATCAGAACAGTCTCCCTTGTCCAACAATCGGTTTCGTAGCATCCCCCGTCCGACGTCTCCATCACTTTCACCGGTCGATGTTCCCGGCAATACCACTTGCCGAGTTTCCCTTGCGCCGTCTGGATCCCATATCCGAACGGTGCATTCGGGTTGTGGCATCGTTCGCACCGATGAATCAGCACGTGCGCGCCAGCCGGTGACATGACAAGGCGTACAGTCATATCAAAACTGCCGCAGCTACGACGCCAACCAGTACCAGACCAACGATAAATCCCCACTGGCGCATCACATCAACACCGCGCAGAAGGAGTTCATCTCGGAAATATAGCGGTCACTGATCGCGTCATGATCATCGGCCCGCGAGTGCAGCGATAGCGCTTCGTCGATCTTGCCAGCGGCATGGGCCTTAGCCGCAGCGCATCGCAGGTCGGCCGAGACTTCGCGACGCACGCGAATCGCACCCATGCGCCAGCCGCGCTCATAGGGGATGGTGGTTCGACGTTCGGAAGTGGTCATCGTTTTTCTCCAGCCAAAGTAAAATTCACGGCGGCGCAGAGGATCAGAATCATCGCGGCGCCGAATAGTTCTATCTTGATCGCCACCAAAGCACATACCATGCAGACAATGCCGATGATCGCGTTGCCGAATTTAGCGATCATCGGCGCGTCCACTCGGCGTGAAATTCGGCACGCATCTCTGCGCGGAATTCCGCACGCGATTCCATAGCGGCGTATTCGCGTTCATCCATTTCTTCGCTGGCCGCGCCGATCAGTTCGTCCTCATGCTCGGCGATCCATGCATCGACGGCGCTGATCAGTGCAAGGTCGAGCGGAAGTGACGGTTTCCGCCAGATGCTGTTCTCCATGATTTCGAAGCCGTGCAGTTCGATTTCCGGATCTTCGGGAGGATCGCCGCCACTGGCATAGGTCGGACCGGTTGATGGGCGTCCTGGCGTAAATCCGACAGTCAGCAAGACTTCGACTTCATGGTCGTCGGTGTGCTCACCGAATGGAACGCAAATCGTTGTCGCGTGGGTGAATGTGATCATGGGGACCTCCTAAAACACGTCCTCGTCGTTCTCGCCCGACGCAGACGACTGTTCGCCCATCGGTACCGGTGCTTGACGATTCCGCAATCCCGGCAGCAACGGCGCTGGCAACGGCGTCGGATCTGGTTCCGATTCGTCGGGCGCATGATCTTCGACCGACTCAAGTTCTGCCGGCGTCAATGCCGCAACAGGAAAACTCGTCTGGTCAACGACGGCAGCGTCACCGGTCGAATCATCCGACTGTTCCTCTGCATCGTCTTGCCCTCGCGTCGACCCGCGCAGATCGATCTTCGTCAGGTCGGCACGAATCGCCCGTGGTTTCAGTCCGATCTTGCCACCGGCCGCGACGATCTCGTCCTGAAACGAAAGCATGTCGCGCAACCATGCCGCCACGTTGGCATTCATTTCGACGACCTTGCCGTTGTACGTCTCGATCTGGTCCGCCAGATCACGAATTGCCGACATTGTTAAATCTCCTCGTCTTCGAATGACGCCTCATCATCATGTGTCGGCGCCCCATCACCGTCTTCTGTCGCGGTCCTTTCGACAACGGTTTTCGTCACTTCGCCGGTTTCATGGTCAAGCGTCTCGACCGTCGGTGCCGATGCGCCCGTTAGATCCGCCGCTGTCACGCGATGCCGCTGTGGTGGCGTCACGACGGGTTTCCCAGATGCCTGTTCCGGGTAGAATTCATCGACGACGTCGTCGCCCTCATCGCCAGGCAGTAGCACATCGGACGGTGCCGGCAGCAGCCGACGGGCCTCGTCTTCGATCTGCTGCATGCTGATACGGTGCTGGGCACGGCCAAGGGCGATCTGATGGCTGACCTGCTGCAGATCTTCGATGTTTCCGGCATAGGTCAGTCCGGTGACATAGACGGTCGTCTGCTTGCCTTCGACTTCAACTTGCTTCGGGTAAATCTCGAAGCGCAACGGGATATTCGCCAGGATACCGCCGGTGATCGACCGCAGGTAGGACATCTGGCTCAGTATGCTGGTGATGCTGTTCCAAGAGGTTGATCGGAACTTCCATACGCCGCCGAGCCCAGAGACGCCATCGATGATCACCGAAAGCACGCCATTCGGTTTGCATCGGCCAGATCCCGTGTAGCCCTGTTCCAGCCGTTCGCATGTGCATGGAACCTGTTTTTTCCCGTCCTTCGGTTCCTTGTGATTGATCAGACGCATGGCCGTCTCGCCGTCGCCAGCGCAGAACAGGTTGCGGCCGGCGTAGCACGCATAGCGCGTCGGGAAATTCAGGCTGATATCGTCGTACAGAAGTCGCACTGGGATGCTCTTCGGCTCGTCGCCGAGGATGGCGTGAATGGCCTCATCACGAAGAAAGTTTCCATCTTCGCCACGCTCAAGTGTTGTGACAATGAAATGGTTAAGTTTCTGCGGAGGTTGAAAGTCTTTGCCGTTTTGAGATGTCTTCATGACTCCCTTGCGACCAGCTTTAATCTTGCCGCGTTCCGGCAAAGCGGGAATGAGTCCCTTGATACTGATCGATCGTTCACACGGAGGAATGATCTGTTGCGTTGTATTCTGTTGTTCTGTCATTTGTCATCTTCCTTCAGTGCCCAATCGACGAGACATTCGACGGTATCCGTGATCGGATAATTGACGAGATCGGCATTCTCGCGGATGTAGGCGATGGCGTCATCTGGCAACATGCGCAGCGCGGTGATGGCGGCTTGGGCGATGCGAGTCGATTCCTTGATGCCTCGGGGCGTCGCCGTTTCCCATCGCGGCTTCGGCGTCTGCGTTTGGTCGCATGGGTGTGGCGCCCATAACGGATCTTCGATGATGGCGCGGGCGACCTGTTCGACGAGGCTGTTCATCATCTACGATCCTTGAATTGTGCCACATATTCCAGTGACCCATCGACAGGGTTCCTATTGATGTGTGTCACATTTTTTGGCGAAATGTCGTTGACGTCCGACTTCAACCCGCCAAGTCGCTTGGTATCCTTCGTCGGCTTACCGCACAGCCACGGCCCATCATGGCCAGTGTAGATGTGCTCTTCGACAAATCCGCAGCAGCGCGTATGGGTGATAGTGTCGCCGATGCGCAGATATTTTTCGATCAGTTCGGCATGTGTGATATCCATCATCGCGACGCCATCAGCGGCACGTCCGGCAACCCGAGCCGACTCGGCACCGCTGCCCATGCGTAACCAGGATCCAGATGCAAGATCTTCTCCTGCGGGAATTCTTCGATCATTTTCCGATCCGCTTCGGTTTCCGGAGGGGATCTACCGTAGGATTTCTTGGAAAAATCGAATGTCTTATTCATCGTCGAACTCCTCCCGCTTCAAAGCCCAGCTAGGCAGTCCTAGCTGCACTACATCGCTGTCAGCATAGCCTGGCCATATTCCCGTCTCCAGACAGTCGGCGAAGATCGCACGGGCTCGCCTGATTTTCTTGCGCGCGTAAGCCATCGCCGCTTCGTCGGGCTGCGCGATCACCACGGGATAGGGCGGCGTCTTCTCCTGGAATGCCAACAGAAATGAGTTCTCGGCATCCATCGTCTCCTGGCATGCCTCTTCGTAATGCACGGCCTGCAACGCATAGCCATAGTTCAGAAGAGCCTTCTGAAGCGCGTCGCGGGAGCAGGATTCTGCCGTCTTATAGTCTAGGACGATCGGCATATAATCCGGCAACCAGTCGGCACGCGCCCGACAGTTGACGCCGAATTCTTGGTCGCGCCAGAACATCGAGACTTCAGCCTTCCCGGATGCGTAAACCTTGCCAAGAATCAGGTGCGCCAGAACGACGCGTGTCATCTCGTGCGCGGCATCCCAGACGTCGCGCTTGACCGGCGTCTTTCCGTCGGCGATCACCGATGCGGTCGCTTCCTTGCCTTCCTTGGTGGTTCCGTTATGGCCAGTCGGTAGTGGACCATACCGATGCACTTGACCGAGCAGGATGGCGTGCGCAAGATCGCCGAACGTCAACGATTTTGTCTTGCTCGCCTCGTCGGGATGGTCGACTTCCCATTTGAAGATCGATGGGCAGCTTGAGAGAATTTTCTTCTCGCCGCTGGTCGATAGGCATGGCCACGTTCGGTGATAGATCTCGGCCGGAAGATCGTAGACGACGGACGGATAGACGGGGACG